CGCTTGCCGTCTTTTTGCCGTGTGGTGTAAACGTCTCCCAAAGTCCCAGCTTGTTTATAAAAACAATTAAACAAGGATCTAGTGTGCATCGTAATTTTGTTGGCGTTAAAGGCACGTAATTTATAACATTTGCCGTTGTCGCTTCTGCAACAGTTCGAGTAAAATTAAAAGTTTGACCAAAGTAGTTATGGATTTTCGGATTGAACCATTTATCTACTGGTACTAAAAAACCTGATGCACCGTAATTTTCCACGCCGTTATTTCCAATTAAATTCTGTTCGTAATTCCATCTATAACCTAGGGTGCAAAAGAAAGTGTTTGTAAATCTACTTGTTTGGCTGCCATCAAAATTAGTTAATGTTATTTTAGCTTGTAAAAATACGCCTTGGTTTGTAATTGCAGCGGGTGCGGCTCGGTTGTACGCAAATTTAGGCTTTATAAAAGGTTTGATTAAATCAGAAATTTCAAGCGAAATATAATTGTCTTGTTGACTTACTTTGTCTTTTCTTAGAATTACAGTAGGCTGGTTTATTACTTGATTTTGCAATCCATCCCAAATATAAAGATTTACGGTTACTGATTTTGTTAAGATTGTAGCGGTTTCACGAATGAATAACGGACTGTTAATAAACTTGATTTTGCTCTCGTTGTCAATCGGCGTAAGTTCAATTAATGGCAATATTGGCGGTATTGGTGCAACGTCTGGTAAGGTAACGTTTGTGATTGTAAATATAAAACCAGTTGTGATTTCGACATTACTTTCGTTAAAACCTTTGTAACCCGTGATATTTATATTTTCTACTTTACCTTGAAAACTAAAAGATCCTACTCCCGTAACTTGCGCCGTAAATAAATTACTGTCAAATAAAGCATTTGTAACAAAATATGTATTCCATGCTGAAACACTTATAGATCCGCCACTTTGATTTATTACTGTTATTTGATTTGGAATATTTGTAATAGTATCGGTATAATAAATAACATACCTGCTTAAAGAGCTAGTTGGTATAATGCTACTAATTGCAATTCTTTTAACTATCATAATTTTGCGTAATTTGTTCGATTATTTCACTAACTATTAGATTTATAGTTTCATCTACATTGTCATTTATTGCTTGTTGTAAAGCATTCATTTCGGGTGTGATAATTATTTCTTTACCGCTGTAAGTTCTTTTAGTATTGTCTCCTTTTGGATAATTCCATTTGCCATATTCGACTTGTGCAACTAAAAGCACGGTATCAGTTAACGGTTTGTAATTTACGGAATCCCTCAATGTCCCGCCTGCTTTCCTTAAAGATCCTTTTGGTTCTACCCTATCTGTTAAATAATACAAATCTTCGGCAACTCTTGAGCTTTCCCTTGCTTGCTGGTAAATTTTTTCTCCAAGTTCCATCAATTGCCCTCTTATAATTTTATCCGCATCAATCTGATCTCTAGTCCTTCTTTTTGCCAAAACCTTTGATTTTATTAATTAGTGCCGTTACCGCTGTTGTGCTTTGCCTTCCAATGATATCAGTTATTTTATTAATTGAGTTTCTACCCGTTTGCACGCGTCCCTCTTCAAGTACGCTTCTATTAATGTCGGTGTATCTCATTCTCCACTTTACGCCACTTGGCATTAAACGCCTTGCATTTTCTTCTAGTTTTGAGTTTATCCCGCTTGGTCTGTCCGCTCCAAATTGCCCGTAAAACACTTCTACAAATATAAATACATTTTGCTCGACCGTGTAAGAGATAGATCGCCTTAAAAATCCAGTATCAATGTTTGAACTAGCTTTTGATAAATTTACTATCTTTTGCGCAATTACTCTTATTTCGGTTGTCGTTAACATCCACTTCCTAGATTTGGCATTGCTAATCTAATATTTATTTGGTGACCATCTAGTCCGTTTTTATTAAAATTTTCTAGCTTTCTGGATTCAGTATTGCTAAATAATTCAATTTGATTTTCAAAATTATTATTACTTCGCATTTTATTTAAAAACTTAGAAATAACCGCCAAAGTTTCTGCCCAATTATCAACTAGATTTGTATCTAGTCTTAATTTACTATCGGTCTTTTTTGGGAGTACATCTCGCTGCTGAACCACTGTAATTAAATAGCTAGCAATTATCGCGTCTGGCAAAGTTTCACTTTCTAAATAGTCTATATTCACTAAACAATAGATGTTTTCTTTGTTGTTGTCAATGTGCTTTGTCTCAACTAAAGTAATCGTGTTAACCAAATCGTTATCGACAAACATATTAACCAAAAACTGCGTTAATAAAAATAGTTCGTTCATATTATTTTAAATTTTATTATCTGGAAAATTTCCATTCAAAACTTTTAATTCTACTGCATCAGAAGTACTTTGATGAACGAAAACATAATATTCTGGCATTCGCTCCTGCCATATTTTATAAGCCTCTTTAAATTCAATAGTAGGCTCATTGCAAGGTATTCCGATTAAAAATATTGGTTTTGCTTCCATAATTATTTTATTTTAAATTTTCAACTGTTTTCTTACGCAATAAATATTCGCTCCAAAATAAAAAGTATTTCGTATCGTATGTAAATATAACTTGCGGACTAACCGCCTCAAAGATAGCACAAAGATACACCATTTCGGTATACCCGCCGTATGTTAGTGAAAAGTTTTCACGCTCCATACTTCCTTGCGTTATTTCGCTTGTGTTGGCGAACTGCGGTGGGGTATATATCCACGGAAAACTAGCTTTGACTTCATCGGCTTCTTGAATATACAAAGCAACTGCGTAACGCTGGACGTACTCTGGAATTGTCAAAAAACAAAGGCGTGGCGTTACGGTCGCTTTTATGAATGCTTTATCGTCTTGATCTTTTATAAATGTTTCTAGGTCTATAAACCTGCCCACATTTTTAAATGTTACGTCAATTTTATAAAAGATTTTGATAATCAAAAATAACTTTAAGCTTTTCAATGTTTGTTTCTTCATCGCCAAATAATTCTTTTAAAGTTTCTTTTTTCTTGACTTCCTTTTTGTCTAGCTTGCGGTATTGAGTTTTTAAATACGGAAAAAATCTGCGAAGGTGTATTTTTTTGTCTGTCATGATAAAAGATATTTAAATAAAAAATAATAAAATATTAAGCCCCCAATAATGTATAAAAAATTAAAGTCGCTGTTTGGTTCTTTTGGATAACTCATAATTTCTCTATTAATTTTAATACTGCTTTTGCGCTTAGCATTATTCTTTTTTTTTCTTTATCAACTATTAAGTTAATTACTATAATTCCATCAATTACTTTTGCATCAATTATTTCGTCTTTCATAATGGCATTGGTGTTTTTCTTTGTGTATAAATAAAATAACCGCCTGCTTCGGTTATGTGGTCAAATCCTGTGGTTTTGTCTGGCTCTCCGTTTTTGTAAGTTTGTCGTTCTAACGCTTCGGAATAAACGGGGCAGTTGTTAGTATTAACAAAAGATAATCGTTCGCCTTTTGCATTCTTAAATGCGGCATTAACCGCATTAACTCTATCTTTTACGAATGGATTTTTAGATTGCTTTCTGATTGTAAAACCCGCTTCCCGCAATACGACAATATCACTTTTACCGCTTGACTTTCGATTGTCGCCGCTCGCATCAGGATAGATAACAATTGAGTGATTTGGGTGCTTTTGTTTGATTATTTCCACCATTTCAAAAGTATCATAAGCATTTACTATTTCAGCCACTGCTGTTTTAATATTGCCATCAATTACGTGGACCACTGCATTCATTTTAGTAATGTTAAAATCCATTCCAATATGTAAAACATCGTTTGGTTGTATTTCTCGAATAGAATTATTTTCTACTCTGTCAAAGTGGTGGTAAACATTCCCGCTTGTTAGGTTTACAAATTCGCCATTTAGGTAGGCTTCGAGTTGTTGCGGTGTGTAAATGTCTGAAAGAGTTTCAATATATTCTTCTGGTATAAATGGATTGTCAAATGTTTTGCCTTTAATCATTTTTCTGTTTGCCTTTGTTTTGGTTACAAAGAACTCGTACGCCCACTTAAAACCCTCTGGAGTTCCAACTACATCAGTTTTGTTTTTGTCTCCATTAGGAAGTTGGCATCTATTACGTGCAATTATCTTAACAAAAACATCTGTCATTGCATCTTTTGAAAGTATATCTGTCTCGTCTATTAGCGAATAACCAACCTCATAACCTACGATGCGTTCAGGGTTCGACATTGAACGCAAAATGATTTTTCCGTACTTAGTGTTAAAGAAGTGTTTTGATTGGTTCAAAACGTACGGTATATTCATATTCGTCAAAAGTTCGGCAAATTTTGGTATCGCAACATCTTCGATAAGTCCATACGTTGGTAAATAGTAAGCGACTGGAATGCTTGGATATTTCAACTTCATTAGAGTAGTTTTTAAAACTCCCGCAAATGATTTGCCCGAACCGTAACCGCCAATTAATCCAGTGTGGGTTGCGTTACTTTCGACAAATGCAAGTTGATGTTTTAAAATGTCTACTCCTACTCTCATTTTTTAGAAATTACGTTAAAGTCAATTCCAGTTAATGCAACACCGCCCGATGTAAAGTCAACGGTATCTCCGTATTTTTTAGGGTTTAATTTAGATGCTACCCATTTGCGAGCGTCAATTCTTATTCTTGACCGTGCGACAAATTCGGAATCCATAACCTCTTCGCCATTTTCAAGTACTTTTTTGTCTCCATAAGAAGCGTCTGCTATTTGAATTATTTCGTCAAAGATTGCGTCGCCTCTAACTTCGCACGCCTGCGCGTATTGTTTTGATTTTAATTCGTTAGATTCTAACCAACGGTAAAAGGTTTGAGTACTTGGCATGTCTGAATCTTTTAAAATAGTTCTCAATGCTTCGCCGTCCTCAATCCTTTGAATGATTAAACTAAAAATAGTTTCAATTTGTTCTTCTTGGTATGCCATAATAATTAAAAATTCTGCATTCTTAACCATAAATTCATTCTGTAAGTTCTCATACTTTTTAGCTGTAAAACCATTAGATTTTGGTCTAATGTTGAGTCTTTTTTTAAATCAAAACATTCAATTTTCAAAACTAAATCATTTATTTTTTTGGTTATTTTTTTTGCATCTTTAATAACTTTTTTTTGCTCTTTTGTAAATTTATTCTTCATAATTAATTGCATTTTACAATTCTTCTACTTACATATCCTGGCTCGTAAAACTCAAATAACAATTTACCGTTGTCTTTACAATCATCGCCGTAATAGTAAGTTTCCCCGTTGGGTACATTGTTAACCGTTGTAATCGCATTACAATCACATTCCGTCTTTGTATCTTCTGCTGTACAGCTACTTAAAGCAATTGCACAAATCAATAATAGTTTTTTCATAATATAATAATTAATATTGCAACAATAGCAAAGATAGCTATAATAATTGTATGATGCTTGTCTTTTTCATGCAAGTCTGCCCAATATTCGTGACCCTCTGTGGTTTTTTTCCAATGAAACGCCCACTGCAAGTTATCAGTTTCTTTTTCGCAAGGATAACTATCTGAATTTCTCTGATAATCTAACGCCTTTTTTTTAATCTTTGGAGGTAGTTCTGATATTTTCATAACTTTTTTTTTAACTAAATTTTCATTATTTAAAGTTTTTAATTTAAGCAAATATAGTGAATTATTTTTTTACAGAGGTACATTGATGTACCTCTGTTAATTAATAAATTTACTGTTGGTTTTTATCTCTGTTGGTAGTTCTAATATTTTCATTTTAAATACTTTTAAATGTTAAATTTTAATTCCGTAATAAAACCAATCTAAATACTTTTGTATTTCTTTTCGACGTTCGGGAGTTGCGGATTGCTTTTCCTTTTCAAGCTGATCAATAGTTGTCTTTTTTGGATTCATTTTTTACTATCTTGTTTGTATTTTCAATCGTAATTTATTGTTATTTATTTTGCATGTAGGTATTTATAATATTAATAGTCATTTCAAAAGACCAGCTAAAACAAGCATAATATCCTTTTGCTTTAAGCTCGTTAATAGTTTTTTGTTGACCTTGTAAATGTTCATCTTTTAAAAGAGTTCCGTCTTTTTTTAAAGGAGATTTTACTTTTAATTCAATAAACAATGCTTTAAAATCTTTGTTTGGTTCAAAAATTAGTAAATCTGGCGTTTTAAATCCTTTTTTCTGAACATGTGAGTTTCTTACTTGCTGTGGAATAGTTAGTTTAACTGATGCAATTGTATCGCTTAAAAACAATACTTTTGGGTATTGCATAGAAATATATGTACAAACTGCTTTCTGTAATTCAAATTCTGGTTGGTTTTTAAATCTTGGCATAATTATAATATTGTTAGTTTTTCATTTGGCAAAGGACAATCCACGTTAAACCATTCCTTCAAAAATTCTCGTATTTCAAAATAATAATTTTCCTGCTCGATGGTTGTGTTTTCCGTGGTGCTTTTTGGAACTCTTATAATTTCGCTCGTTTCCTGGTTTATTTTTTCGTAGAACAAAAATTTGCTTTTTAAAAATTCGTGTGTTTTTTCAGTGTTCCAAACCTCGCCCCAACTTTCGTTTATTGCGTTTTTTGTGATTGGGATTATTACGGCCCAATAATAACTATTTTGCTCGAGGCTTCTTTTTTTAGAAAGAATTGATAATTTAAAAGTAACTGTTTTACCTTCAAATTGCTTTATTGCATTCAAAATTTCGTTTCGGTTGCGTTTGAAATTGCCATTGTTTACTTCTGTAATTATTTCGATTTCTTTCATTTCTTTACCATTTTATTATAAATTGCAATTGCTTTTTCTTTTTGGTTTTCTGGCAATTTGTGAATGTGATATGTGTAACTATTGCCAAACTTATTGCATCTTTTAGCCTTTGTGGTTTCTAAATTTAAACCGTAATCTAAAACTAAATTAGATACTCTCGTTCTAAAGCCTGCCATGTACGAATGATCGAATAATGATACCTGACCTTGCGATATCAAAGTTAGTAAAACTTCTTGCAAATTGGTCTTAGGATATGCAAATCCTTCAAATAAATTTTCTGTTTTCATAATTAATAATTTAAGTTGTTTTTATTTTACATCCAGTCTGGTGTGCTTTTTGGCAACCAGTCGTTATCGTCAACATAAAATGTTATCGGATCAAAAGGTTGATTTCGGCTATACTCGCATTTTACAATTGTGTTGTTTTCGTCTTTTTCAACAAATACAACCGTTTCCGCTTTTTTTAATATCGATGAACCAATATGCCCAACTGGCTTTGAGGTCCCGAAATTCTTGTGAAGTATGCCAGTGCAATGTAAATTTCCTTTTGAGGTCCATTCTAATAGTTTCTGCGTTAATCCAGTCGCTTGCTCTAAACTATTAAAATCAGTGACCAAATCTACAAATCCATCAATTGACATTAAACCTATTTTATCTTTAAAATCGCTTTCAAACACAATCCAATCAATAAAATCAAATCTTTCTTTTGGCGAATATTTTCGCAAACAAAAAGTTTTATAAAATTCATAGTTTCCGCCAATTAATTCTAAAACCCGTCTTTGCACTCTTTGCGTGTGATAATTACTTTGTTCAGTATCGAACGAAATTACAAATTTATCTTTAGTTTCATGTCCTTTTATTCCAGGATTAAATACCGATGCTGTACCGCCAATATAACCCGCTTCAATCATTGATTTAAAGAAGGTTTTTCTCGATTTTGACGCGCCAACTATGCAAGAAAAGTCTCCGTAACTTCCAAATGGTATCGGGTAGTAATTGCCTTTGTATTGACTTTCGCCAATGCTAATTGCTATCGGTTGCTGTTTTATCTCTTCGCTTGGGTCAATTAATGCTTCTTTGTAAATATCAGCAAAATTAATTAACGGCTGGATATTTATTGTTTTTTCTAGTTCATCAAAGTTTAGCTTTTCCATAATTATTTTTTTTTCGTCACTTTATAAAAAGTAAATACATCTGAATATTTACGCAAATCTGTGACAATATGGTATTCCTCATTTTCAATTTCAAAACAAGTTAAATAACAGTACTGCTTGTTATTGTTTGAAATTCTGCCCATTTTTATAACGCTTGTTACTGCCTTTATAACTGCAATATCGCTTATTTCACTTTGATTGTGTATTATTATTTTGCTCATAATTTCTATTTGTAAAAATCTATATTTTTAATTATTTCGTTGGCAGTATTGTAAAATGATTTTTGAACATTTTCTAAACTCCAACTTTCTCTAAGTTTTTTTTTAAATTCCTTTTCGTTTTCTGCCGTAATATTTTTAGTTTTATTTTGCTCAAAATAATCATTTACAGCCCTCTGGTTTAATTCTTGTTGCAAAAACGTAATATTGTATTCCAACGTATTTTTAAGGTCATCTTTTAACGCTATTAAAGCCGTTTCAATACTTCCGTAATATCTTACATTTTGCGTAATTTGTAAAGATAAAAGTTTTGCGAATAGTTTGTTATCGTTTACAAATTGCTTTTGATAGGCTTCTAGGCTTTCATTAATCGTTTTTAAGGCGTTTATATCTTCTGGATACACATTTGTCTTGTTCCGTTTAAAAACGTTGAATATGCGTCTTAATGCGGTTTGTTCTTGCCAGCTCATATCTGGATATTTTTATGATTCTTTTCTTTTAAAAATTCTCGAATCCAAATACAAACTTCTTGCGTGCAAAGTTTATAAGTTCTGCCATATTTACCAAGTCCACCGCTTCTAATTGCTTGAATTAAATCTTCGTCTTTTAATCTTGGAAATTCAGAAAGTAGATCCTCAACCATTGTATCAATTCCAAAAGGGTTTGTTTGTGTTCTTTCAAAAGAAATTAAAACCGAATTTTTAATAATTAATGCTCGGGTTGTGATTTCTAACTGCTGCTGACATTTGTCTAACTGTTTCATTGTTTTGGTCTTTTATTTGATTATTATTTAAGTTTTTTAATTCAAAAAATCCCGTCCAAGAGTTTGTGATGGATTCGTCTATTATTTTTTTTGCTGTTATTGGGTTTCCTTGCGAAAGTTTTATTAATTTGTCAATTGCCATTTGCTCAAATTTTGCGCCAGCGTAATTTTTTATTTTTTTTGCTTTTCTGTATTCTAACCATAAATCCCAAATTAATTTTAAATTTTCTGGAATTGTTAAAATCTCTTTTGTTTCTTTTTTAAAAGAAATATCATTTACATTATCATTTACATTTACATTAACAGCGAGATTTGCGACAACTTTATCGCTTTGCGATGCTTTGCGAGTTTTTGCGATGCTTTGCGCTTCATCTATAGTTAATTTTTCGGCAACAACTTTATCAAATAGATCTAAATTATACTTTTTTAAATTTCCTAAAATACCCGCTTTACTTCGCTCATCTTTAGTACATTCATAAGTTTTTAAATCCCTTTTTAATTGCTGTTTTACGGGATTAAAAGCTACTTGTATAATTCTATTTGGTGCTTCTGGTTTTTTGTCGTTAACGTAACGAAAAACGTGTTTAATTAGTTGTCCTGCTTCTTCATCTGTTAAATCCTCGAAGTGCTCTAGCTGGTCAGCATATAAAATAAATGATTTTTTATCTTTTGCCATAACTTTATTGTATAAAAAATGCCCTACAGATTGGAGGTAGAGCTCCGCACTGTAAGGCTTTTTAAAAATTTCTTTAATTGAATAAGTTCTCTACCAAATATCCAACTGCAAATATAAGAAATACTTTTTACTTTTCGTGTATGTTTCCGATAATTTTGTCTAAAACTTGTAATTGTGAAAACGGTTTAATTTCAAAATACCATCTACACTCTTTTTCGTTACAATTTACCTCTTTAGGAATAAAACCGATATAAGGCAATATCAAGTCCCCCGAGTAAATTTCAACATCATCGATTGTTAGTTTGCCCGTAAATTGACCTAGTGATTCGGGTATTACTTCGTATGTATTTATTCCAGAAATAATAAAAGATTGAATCTCGTCATCATAATAATGCCCA